GAAGCCTTTATAGATAGAGTATTTGTGCCTAAATTTGGCCGAACTAATAGGTCTTGGTATAACGATATAAACCGCACTTATATACTAAAGATTAGAGGTTTTGAGTATGCTTTCAAGTTAATTAAACTTTATGAAAAAGGTGATAAATAATGGAATATGATAATTTTATAAAAACCAAAAAGAAAGACTTTATATCTAGTGGATTCGATATTGATAATGAACTATTAAATATAAATGAGTTTGAATTCCAAAAATATATAGTTCAAATTGCACTATCTAAGGGTAAGTTTGCTGTTTTTGCTGATTGCGGTTTAGGTAAAACTATTATGCAATTAGACTGGGCGCATCAAGTATCTATTAAAACTAATAAGCCTGTATTAATCTTAGCTCCTTTGGCTGTTTGTAAACAGACTATATCTGAAGGATTGAAATTCGATATAGAAATAAATGAACTAAAAACAGATGTTATAGGCTCTGGAATATATATTACCAATTATGAACAGTTAAAAAATATCGACCCATCCCTTTTTTCAGGAATAGTTTTAGATGAATCCAGCATTCTAAAAGGGCGTGATGGAAAAATGTCTAGGCTTATTATTGATTCGTTTTCTAATACTCCATATAAATTAGCTTGCACCGCTACGCCATCACCAAATGATCATATGGAATTAGGGCAGCATTCTGAATTTCTAGGCGCTATGACTTATTTGGAAATGTTATCTATGTTTTTTGTGCATGATGGTGGTGAAACTTCAAAATGGAGATTAAGAAAACATGCCGCTGATAATTTTTGGCAATTCGTATCTGATTGGTCTATTGCTTTAGATAATCCTAAATCTTTAGGTTTTGATGATAATGGTTATAACCTTCCTGAAATTGAATATATAGAACATTTTATACCTGTTGAGAATGAATCGGATGATTTATTTGGGAATGTTGGAGTAAGCGCAACCGATATCAATAAAGATTTAAGGCGATCAATGCCAGATAGAATTAATAAGGCTGTTGAGTTAGTAAATTCTAATGATGAGCAATGGATAATTTGGGGGTTGCAAAATGCTGAAACTGATAAATTATCTAAAAAAATAGAGGGTAGTTTTAATGTTCAAGGTAGCGATAAACCTGAATATAAAGCTGATAAGCTTGTGGGTTTTGCTAATAATGAATTTAGAGTTTTAGTAACTAAGCCGAGCATAGCAAGCTTTGGCATGAATTATCAAAATTGTTTTAACATGGTTTTTTGTTCTTATGATTTTAAATTTGAAGCTTTCTATCAAGCAGTAAGAAGGTGTTATAGATTCGGGCAAACAGAGAAAGTTAAAGTTCATTTATTAATTCCTGAATCACAGATAAACGTAAGGCAGAGCATTTTAGATAAACAAGAAAAACATTTTTCTATGATTAAAGAAATGACTAAATACAGCGCAGATAAAAATTATAAAGTGAGCAAACCAATGGAAGTTAAAACTAAAGAAATAAAAAAAGAAAATTATCATTTAATAAATGGGGATTGTGTTAAAGAGGTTGCAAAATTACCTGATAATAGTGTTGATCTATCAGTTTTTAGCCCACCTTTTGCTGAATTATATGTTTATTCTGATAAAGCTGAGGACATGGGTAATGTATCTAATTACAAACAATTCGAAGATCATTTTAAATATTTAATACCAGAATTAAAAAGAGTTATAAAACCCGGTCGAATATGCGCTATTCATTGTATGGACCTTCCTATTCAGAAGGGTAAAGAAGGATTTATTGGCTTAAGAGATTTTAGCGGCATGTTAGTTGACTGGTTTATTAAAGAAGGTTTTATATATCATGCTAGAACAACGATATGGAAAAATCCAGTTACAGAAATGCAAAGGACTAAAAGCTTAGGTCTTTTGCATAAAACAATAAAAAAAGACTCTGTTATGAGTCGTGTTGGTATTCCTGATTATATATTGTTTTTTAGGAATGGTGATGGAAACGAAAACCCAATAACCCACCAGGATACCAATCCAGAAGAAAGAGATTATCTGCCAGTTGATTTATGGCAAAAATACGCTAGCCCAGTTTGGTATGATATTGATTATTCAAGAACACTTCAATATAGATCAGGCCGCGATGGGAATGATGAGAAGCATATATGTCCTTTACAGCTTGATACGATAGAAAGGATTTTACATTTATATTCTAATGAGGGTGATACTGTTTTAAGCCCTTTTGGCGGTATAGGTAGTGAGGGTTTTTGTGCTATTAAAAATGGTCGAAAATCTATAAGCATAGAATTAAAAGAAAGCTATTTTAACTTGAATGCTAAAAACCATGAAGACGCTGTTATAGAGTCAAATGAATTAACATTATTTTAGGGGGAATTATGAAAAGAGAAAACTGGAAAGATAGAATAGACGAGGTAATTAATGCCGCCAAAACCATGACAAGAAGTGAAGCAGCATCTAGTCTTGGCACTACAAATGACAATTTTAGGCATATTTGCAAAAGGTATAATATTGATATTAGAGAGAGAAAGCCATACGCAACAAGAAGCATTTCTATTAGTAAAAAAGATAAATCAAATATAGAACGTACTAATGATTTAATAATGATGAGATGGTAGTTATAAACCTATTGCATAACATAGTTTGTTAAGTATAATTTATGTCATGGGGGCTTCGGGTTAAGCTCCGATTGGTAAATTAGGTTTTCGATTCCTTGCCTAATTTATAATCCCCCTATTTTTTTAATGCTAGAGGAATGAAAAAACAGGATTAGTAGTAATGAATTATTACCCTCATCATATAGGCGATTTTAACCACGCTACCAGACATTTAAACCGCATAGAACGTAGTATATACCGCGATTTAATAGAGCATTATTATGACACAGAACAGCCTTTAAGTCTGGATATTGTATTGCTTTGCCGAAAGATATTAGCCATATCATTAGAAGAGATAACAGCCGTTGAACAGGTGTTGCAAGAGTTCTTTACTGAGACTGAAGAAGGTTACATTAACAACCGTTGCCAAAACACTATTGATACATATCAAAATTCAATACATAACAAGAGTAAAGCAGGCAAGGCAAGTGCTAAGGCCCGCAAAGCCAATAAACAAAAGGGTTCTAGCAATTCAACAGGTGTTGAACAGGTGTTGAACAAATGTGGTTCAGGTGTTCACAACCAAGAACCAATAACCAAGAACCAAGAACCAAAGGAAAAGATACCCTACCCGCAAATTGTCGAATCTTATAATAATAACTTTGCTAACTCTGTTGAAGGTAGAGGAATTATTAAACTTGAGAATATTACACCCGATAGAAAACGAGCTATTAAAAAACTAATTGAGCATTCTAAAAAATTAGATATCGAGCATTGGAATAACTATTTTAAATACTGTGCTGGCGTACCTTTCCTGAATGGCTCTACTGATAAATACAAAGCAGATTTCGATATGTTAATCAGAGTCAAGAGTTATATTAAAAACACAGAGGGAGGCTACCAATGAGCAATGAAGCAGAAATCAATATAATTGGGAACATGGTTAGAGACTCTAAACAGCTAATCGAGGTAGATTTAAAGCCCGAAGACTTCCTAAACCATAATCATTCATTACTTTGGGAAGGTTTGCTAAACATGCAAGCATCTAACCAATTTATCGACACAACCACATTCTTTGATTACATAACTAAACATCATCCTGAAAACACCATCATTTTTGATATATTAGTAGAAATCCTTAATAGCTACTTTTCAGCCTCTAACAGCGATATTTATGCCAAGGTAATACGTAGGGATAGCCTAAGTGCTGAATTAACCGCTATGGGGCAGGAAATAGCCTTAATAGGCGAATCCTACGGTGACTTTGATGAGAAATTAGGAAAAGCCCAAAATTTGATAAATAAGTTCAATGAAAAGGGTGATTCTAAAGAGGTAGGAATTAATGAGGAATTAGGCAGTTATCTTGATGAATTGCAGCGCAGAATGGATAACAAAGGGATTGATGGTTTATCGACTGGTTTTGATGATTTAGATGCAAGATTTTATGGTTTTAAACCTGCTGATTTAGTCATTTTAGCTGGAAGGCCAGCAATGGGTAAGACGACACTAGCTATTAATATAGCTGATCATAACGCGATGATCGGCAAGAATGTTCTTGTATTTAGTATGGAAATGCCAAGACAGCAATTATTAGACAAATCACTAGCCAGCCTGTCTAAAATTCATCTACAGAGATTAAAAACTGGTGATTTACAAGAAGAGCACTGGTCCACTTTAACTCTTGCTATGAGCCAAATGAAGGACAAGAAAAGATTTATAGATGATAGTGGTTATCAGACAGTTCAAACAATAACTGTTAAATGTAAACGCCATCAAATTAAACATGGTTCCATTGATTTAGTCGTTATTGATTATCTTCAGCTTATTTCTAGTAAGTCTAAAGAGGGTAGAACTAATCAAATAACCGAGATATCGAGAGGTTTAAAACTACTAGCTAAGGAATTGGGATGCCCTGTAATAGCTCTAAGCCAATTAAACAGAGGGTTAGAGGCTAGAAAGGATAAACGCCCTCTTATGTCTGATTTACGCGAATCGGGAGCAATTGAGCAGGATGCCGATATTATAGGATTTATATATAGAGATGAGGTTTATTATCCTGACGGGTTTAATAACAAAGGCGTAGCAGAATTTAATACTGCTAAGTTTAGAAACGGTGAAACGGGTTCGGACTTGCTTTCTAGCCAGTTACATTTAAGCAGGTTCGACAATTTACTACCCAATACAAATTATGAGCCGCACAAAGAGCAATCAAATAGTGGAGGTTTTAACGGATGAGACAGC